CAAGTTTCGTGATGAGGTTCATTTATTCGGTTTTACGGGTAGTGAATTTACTGACCAAACGGGTTCTGCACACTACTATGTTTTACCAGCTATTTCAGGTAAGAACGGGATGCGGAGGAATGTACCGGGCATATTGGGCACTTTTGCTAAACCAACAGTTCAAGGTGACTGTGGTAGTGTTTATTGTGTGTCTAGTGCTAAGCGTAATTTTATCGTTGCTACGCATACTGCTGGTAACGATGCGCAATGTTTCGGTGAAGTGGTTGACACTGAGTGGTTGCTTAGCATGTTAGATGGGTTGCCTGTTGTTGATTTAGTTAGCTCCGTGTTAGCTATGTATGAGTAATTGATTAGCGTAGTGGAGCTGCATAAGAAGTCACCTTATCGTTGGCTCGTAGTGGGAGGTTTTGGTGTAGAACCAGTAGTCCATTGTTTTGATGCGCACACGTTGCAAGGTGGTGTTAATTTCCGACGTGTTTTTAAGTCCCAGCTACGTAAGAATTGTTTTGCGCTGTTTTGGGAGCAGCATGGGCTGGGTAGTAAGAAAGTTGTGCCTTACTTTAACGCCGAAGTGCCTAGTTGGCAACCTATTCGTGCTTATTTTAAGAACGTTATTTGTGACCACATGCCTATTGATCCGGGGGCGTTGCGTGATTGTGTCATGCATTATTTCACCCGCTTTCAAAGTGTTGATTTAAGTTACGTTCGTGTTTTGTCGGAATTTGAGGCTCTTAATGGTGTCGTAGGTGACCCGATGATTAATGCCATGGATTGGTCAACTAGTATGGGCCCACCTCGTAATGGCAGTAAATATAATCATTTACCGCACATAGAGTATGATGGCCAGCCAGCGAAGATATTAACTTCTACTTTGAAAGATTCGGTGAGCGATATGCGTAGTGATTGCATTAACGGTATCTTGCCTGGTTTTTGGTTTACTAGTAATTTTAAGGACGAGCCTATATCGGTGGAGAAAGCTGCCATAGGGAAAGTGCGCATTTTTCAATGTATGAAT